AAATAACAATACATAATATTATTTATACAGGCGAATTACTAAAATTAATTATTATTTTTATCTATATCAATATCAATATTAATTTCTTTATCTTTTTCTGGTGTGATGTCTTTGACTTCAGTATTCTTATCTTTTTTATCTTGGTTTTTATTTAAGAGAGTCTTTTGAAGTTCAGCTGTACTTCCAAAAAAAATTGCGTTTTTAATATTTTGATTTGCCGTTTTAGGCAACTCTTTTAAATCTTTGAGTTTTTTTTGTAAGTCTTGTAGTTTGTCAACAGTTTGACCTACTTGACCTATTAATTGACCAGCCACCTCGTAGGCGCGTGGGTGTTGTCCCTCTCTAGCAATATCAAGTATGCCTTCAATGGCTTCTTGCCCACGCTCTATAAGATTATAGTAGTTTTCTCTACTATATTTGTAGTCGTTATCTATGTCAGGTGATTCTTTGTCTTCTTTTCTTGGAACAGGTGCTTTGAATTGCTTTTGTTCTGCTGGCACTGATTCTTTTTTATCAATACCTAATATCTCATTAACTTTATCTTCTAACTTACTCATAATATAATAATGTTAAATTAAAATTCTTTTGTTTTAGACACAGTTGCTGGATTCTTTTGTGATTCGATTTGTGCAGACAAGTTAGATTGCATTTCTTCTTCGCTTGAATTGTTTTCTACTACACAAGCGATTGCGTGGTCTTTTGTCATAGCATCAAAATCCATACCTTCTGAACCAGCACAAGAGCCATACATAGATGTAGAATAAGTATCTTCTCCTACTGTTTCTGTTGCTGTATATCTCCAATGTATTGTCTTAACAACATTTGAGCTATCACACTCAAAGTTTGGAAAAGACCATTCGTATGTTATTGCCATTTGTTTACTCCTTTATGTTTCTAAAGCACTAATTCGTGCCTCAAGTTGTTCAATTTTATTGATAGCTTCTTTTAAAGATGCAGTCAATAAAGGTACTAATTTGCTTTGGTCAATACCTTGATAAACAGGATTACCTTCAGCATCTACTTCATCTTTTGTTCCTGTAATAGCTTCGGGAACAATATCTGAAACTTCGTGTGCTAAGAAACCATCTACAGTAGTATCTGCGTCAGCAATAAAGTTAAATCTTTTAGGTTGAAGTTGTTTTACTCTTGTTGTTGCGTCAGCTAAATCAATGACGTTTTCTTTTAATCTATGGTCTGATGATGTTGCATAAGTTGTTGATGAACCACTTGTTAAAATTTCCCCTACTCCTCCATTTGGATTTACAAATCTCATTTGAGCAGTAGAAGCTGTTGTGTCTGTTTCTATACAAATACCTCTTTGAGATGCACCTGCATAGGATAAAGATACTTTACCAGCATCAAGAGCAGAAGTTCTGTTCACCATAAAATTACCAGAACTATCTATACGCATACGTTCTGCATTGTTAGTTCCAAATTTCATAACCCCATTTTCATAATTATAAATTAAAACATCAGAACCACCCATTTCAATTAGAAGTCCATCAGATCCTGTAGTTCCAGTGGTAGAATTTTGTATTCGCATAGCTGCGTTAGTACTAGCATAAATTTCTAAACTTTTACCTGCGGAACTACTTTTACCAATACTAACATTACCAGAACTATCTATACGCATTTTTTCTAAATAATTGTAATAAAATTTTATTGAACCAGATGTTGCATTAATATTTAAACCATTAGATGCACTTGCATCACTAGTTAAAGTCATAGAATCGGCTTCATCAACTCCGCTTGATACTCTATTTGCACCATTTAAATATAAACTACCAGTAGCACCATCTGATTCTAGTAATAACAATGTTCTTGCCGTATTACCTGTGTTTGTATTGTTAATTCTAAGGTGCATATCACCATTGACGGAATCTTCTACTTCTAACTTACTCGCAGGACTACTTGTACCAATACCGACATTACCAGAATCGTCTATACGCATACGTTCATTAGCACCACCAGTTAAAAACTTTATTTCACCAGTAACAGCCATTGCTTCTAATCTAACGTGTGGATTAGAATCTACAGTTCCTAAACGCCACATAGAACCATTACCAGCTTCTGCTTCAACCCACGATTTATTAGTATGAGAAGATATTAGGTGAATCATTTCACCACCACCAGATGAGATAGTTAAATCAGCATCTGGAGAACTTGTACCAATACCTACGTTACCAGAACTGTCTATACGCATACGTTCTGAAAGACTTCCTGAATTGATAGTAAAGAATGTTAATGCACCATCTTCCGAAGTGTCAGTCACATCTGTAGATAGTGCTTTTATTTCTGCAAAACTTGTCTTAGTTCCACCACTATCATTACCAAAAAATCTTATACGACCAATGATATCATTATCAGCAGGACTAACTGAATTATGATATTGTTGTATAGCAGGACCAGTACCACTACCAGTATCATATTGAAGCATTGTAGCACTACCTCTAACATCCAAAATTTCGCTAGGTGCTGTTGTACCAATACCAATATTACCAGATGGTAAAAGTGTAAACCTTTCTACAGTATTAGTAACATCTCTAATTTCAAATCTATCATTTGCTGCTTGCCATTGATAAGAATGAGAATTAGCTTCATCAGTTAATTGTAATGTTGAAGCTGAACCAGATATATGTAAATCAGCACTTGGATTACTTGTACCAATCCCTACTCTCTCACTACTATCAATAGTAATCGCTGTGCTTGTCGCATTGTCATCTATACCTGTAGATGTAAAAGCACCAGTAGTTGTAATATTTCCTGAAGTCGTAATCGCAATATCAGTTGCCAGCTTAGCGCCTGTAAGTGTGTTATCTAATAAGTCGGATGCGACTACTGTTCCGTCAGCGATTCGATCCGCATTAATAGCGTCATCAGCAATAACGGTTCCTTTAATTTTACTTAATGCCATTTAATTCCTCTCTTATATTTATAAGTTTACTCGTCTGAATCCGTACTAGGATTATAATTTTTACTATCAGAAAAAGACTGAATTGTTGTGGTAAAGCCAAAATCATCATCAGCATCAGCACTTGTAGGGTCTGGTACCACAATAACTCTTTCTTCTCTTGTTGATTCAGGTAAATCTGTATATAAATCTGCCTGTGTTTCTTTAATAACTTTTTGTGTAGATGTAGGTCCAAATAGATATGTTTTTGCTGTAAAGGTCAATGAATAAATCACAGCACGTCTAGTCGTAAAATCACCACTATAACTATCTTCATACGTGACATTATTTAATACAATCGGTACATCTCTTTTAATATTCATTTCTGGTATCGCATTGACGGTCACTGTATAATCAGGTTGAAAATAGGGTAATATTTGTTCGACAATTTGTAGACCACTTTCAGCAGTTGCTGTAAAAATATATAAGCCATACGATATATTATACGGTACAGGTGTGTAATTGTAGTTTAATACTTTACCTTCCGCACCTGTTTTTACTGTTTTGTATTTTTGAACTCTTGTGAGTTTACGTGAGCCATCATAGGTAATGCCTGTAATTTCAAAACCCATACGAGGTAACGTGATCGCAAATTCTCTATTATTTAAATCTGGTTGTTGATCTAAACGAACTAAAAACTTTTCTTTGGGCGCATAGGCTAATGGCACACGAATAGATTGTATCACGGTATCGGTTGAGTCTTTTCTTTTAATTTGAATATTGTTAAAGATTTGACCAAACGCTATGGTCATCTTTCTCATGCTCTCATTGTAATAATAATTTCCAAACATTATAGTGGTCCTGCATCTCCAAATGGATTTGATTCGCTAAAGTCTAGTATATCATCAGCAGCACTTGCGGTATCAAAACCTGCTTCCGTATCTAAATCCAAATTGTCGGCATACGTATTTGCCTGTGTTTGTATATTGTACGTTTCTAATAACATATAATTGGTTTCACCACTGGCACTATCATTTTCTAATACAATAGAACCTGTTTCCGCTTCTAATGTAACTTGATGTGCCAATTGATCTAACGTATAAGCATCTTCAGCAGCATCAATTTCAGTATTGCCAGTGTCAATTCTTTCTGAACTGTATTCCCAACGTGTAACTCTAAGTTTGTAAACAGGTAAGTTACCTAACTGAAAGAATGGTTCCTGATCTTCAACAAATTGAATTTCAAAAAAACTATTCATTAAAGGAAAATATATAATATCACCTTCGTTTGGTCGACCATCAACAATTAAAGTATGTTGACTATCAACAGCATCTTGCCATCTTCTTTTTGCTATTGTAAATGTAGTGTCTTCACGTATTTCTAAACCAAACTTACTAATTAATTCTTGTTGACCAGCAAAGCCTTCAGTGGTTTCCATATACATCTCTACGAGATATGA